CTTTCTTCCTGATCGATCGCGTTTTGTATGCGCCTTTGATGAGACGGGCATCGTGAGCGACATGATCGCCTGCTTCCACACGCGCGTCGTGGAACTTGCCTCTCTGGTGGGAAAGGATGTCAAAGTCACTTGGAATGGCACCTTGATTGCCTCTAACACCTTTGAGAAGTATATGAAACTCTTCCTCCGCGATGGAGCAACTGGATACGCCTACGAACTGGCGGGTCCGCGCTGGGAAATGGGCATCGTCCTGGCACGCCACCTGTATTCCGACGAAGAGGAACTGCCCGAAGACAAGCACCTGTCCTTCGTCAACGGCGTCAATACCAAGAAGGGCGGAAAGCACGTGGAGTCGGTCACACGAAAGATCCTGACCGACTTCTGCGAGGTGGCCAAGAAGAAGAAGGTGGACATCAAGCCTGGGCAGCTCAAGAATTCAGTGGTGCTGTTCCTGAATTCCACCATTGTGAATCCACACTTTGACTCACAGAGCAAAGAGTATCTCACGACGCCGCCTGCCGAGTTCGGTTCTCGCCCTGAGTATTCGGGCAAACTCATGGACGGTCTCGTGAAACTCGGGCTGATGGAAGAGGCCAAATTCCTCTTGGACGCCAAGACCATGCGCGAGGCGAAAAAGACGGACGGAAAGAAACGGACAACCATTCGCGGTATGACGAAACTGGAGGATGCGCTCTGGGCGGGCACAGCCAAATCCCGTGAATGCACCCTCATTGTCACGGAGGGAGATTCAGCGGCCACCTCGGCCATCTCGGGCCTCAAGGAGGTCGGACGCGAACGCTGGGGTGTCTTTCCTCTTCGTGGTAAACTTCTCAATGTGCGCGACATCACCGTTCAGAAGTTCAACGCAAACGAAGAGCTCACTGCCATCAAGAAGATCCTTGGACTGGAGCAAGGCAAGGCCTACAAGGATGCCTCTGAACTTCGCTATGGACGCATCATGGTCATGGCGGATCAAGATCACGATGGATCGCACATCAAGGGACTTCTGATGAACCTGTTTCACACCGAATGGCCTGGACTTCTTCAAGCGGGATTCATGTGCACGCTGCTGACGCCGATTCTCAAGGCCACCAAGGGAAAACAGACCGTGTCCTTCTACTCGCTTCCCGAGTTCCTCTTGTGGAAGGAGGGGTTGGCGCAAAGTTCAAGCGCCAGCGCCAATCCCCTGACGGGGTGGTCCATCAAACACTACAAAGGATTGGGCACCTCTACGCCCGCCGAAGCCCGTGAGTGGTTCAAGACGCTCCATGAGATCCAGTATATCTGCGATGAACACACCGATGCATCGCTTCTCCTCGCCTTCCACAAGAAACAGGCGGATGATCGCAAACGGTGGCTTGCGCACTATGATCCGCATCAGATGCTTCAGGTGGATGCCAACAAGGCGACCTACAGCAACTTCATTCACTCCGAGCTGATTCACTTCAGTCATGCGGACAACATTCGGTCTCTGCCCCATCTCATGGATGGCCTCAAACCGTCTCAGCGTAAAATCATCTATTGCTGCTTCAAACGGAATCTGAAAGAGGAGATTCGCGTGGCCCAATTGGCAGGATACGTATCGGAACATGCCGCCTATCATCACGGTGAGGCGTCCCTCAATGGAACCATCATTGGCATGGCCCAAACGTTTGTGGGGTCCAATAACATCAACCTGTTACGCCCGATGGGACAGATGGGATCGCGTCTTCTCGGAGGAAAAGATGCTGCTTCTCCGCGTTACATCCACACGTATATGGAGGACATTGTGCGATACATCTTTCGCAAAGAGGACGCGTGTCTTTTGAAGCACGTTGAGGATGAGGGTGAACTCGTGGAGCCCGAGTATTATCTCCCTGTCGTCCCGATGTTGGCCATCAACGGCTCCATCGGTATTGGCACGGGTTACTCCACAGACATTCCTCCCCACAAACCCGAGGACATCATCTGTCTTCTCCGTCATCGGCTTCAAGGATCCATGGACACGCTCGCGGGTCGCCCGCAGGATCCGTGGTGGTTCGGCTTCAAGGGCACCATCCACCGTATTGACGACATGACATGGCACACGAAGGGTCTCTACGTGTTGGACGACGACAAGCATACCGTGACCATTACGGAGCTTCCTGTGGGCACCTGGACCAAGGACTACAAGGCATTCTTGGAAGAGCGACTGGATGTGGAGGAGAAACGGAACAAGGATGCCAAGCGAGAGGCCAAGAAAGCGGAGACGGCGAGCCAGTCGTCTTCCAAGGACGTGGAGCCCTGCGGCTTCAAAGGGTGCGATGATCTCTATAACGACGTGGACGTCTGCTTTGTCCTCTACTTCACGGAGGAGGGTTATGATGCGATCAAGGAGAATCCTGAGGTGTTTGAAAAGCAGTTCAAACTGACTACCTCGTGGAAGACGACGAACATGACATGCTTTGATGCGACTCGCACCATTGTCAAATATCGCACGATCGGTGATCTGTTGGAGGCGTTTCTGGAGCAACGATTGCCCCTGTATGAGGCGCGTCGTCTTGCGATCCTGGGCATTCTCAAGGCGCAGAACGTAGAGCTGGATGCGAAACGGCGATTTCTCCAGGCGGTATTGGACGAACGTCTGATTCTTCAGAAGAAGACGGACGAAGAGATTGTGAGTCAGCTTCAGGCGTGCTCCATTCCTCCTTTGTCCTGTGTGGAGAAACCGGACGCCTACGATTCGTATGACTATGTCTTGCGGATGCGCATGGATCGTGTCAAGCAGTCGGCGATCGATGAACTGGATGGCCAAATTCGGGAAAAGGAGGCGGAGATTGCACGTCTCGAGGGAGAGACCGCTGCATCCTTATGGCTCTCTGATCTGGCGGAGTTGGAGCAGGCATGGGGTCGGATGTCGGCCGCTCGAATGGCGGAGTCCGTGGCAGTGGCTACCTCGGAACCCGCTGTGAAGCCGCGAAAGCGCCGACCGACTGTGGTGAAGCCATAGGCGACCCGAAGCCATAGGTAAAGCCATAGGCTGCGGAAAAGACGGTATATGATTCGCATAAACCAGTAGAGAGACCATGTCACATGCGCTCGGTGAAATGTATTATCTTGCCATGAAGATGGAACACAGACGACAGATCGAAATGCAACAGAAAGGGCAACAAGAACAAAAACAACAGGGAAAGGGTCCTCTTGTTTTTATTTCACCTCGTGTTCCCAAAGAGTTTGATACGGTTGTCCCATCGGATACAGGTAAATCGGTCAATACGATAGTGAATGCGCCAAGTGATACAGAGGGTGACTGGTGTGTCATCATGTAGGATTACATCATCGGTTGGAAAGGAAGAGACTTCGTGCCTGCACTGGACATGCTGACCGGTTGCTCCATAGGAATAGGGAGATGAGAGATGTCGTTCAAATAGTAATTGTATTGCTGAATCTCGGAAAGGATACGGGGAGCGGCCCACTGGACCACCATCTCATTCAGTTCTCGGATCTGACCCTCCACGTGAAAGGGGCTGTTCTTGGCATACTGTAAATACATGGCACGCATGATCATTTTTAGTTCATCTACGTCTTGATTGTCGATCACATACTTTTTGGGACCACTGATACGGTAGACCTCGCTCCGAATCCGCTGCTGGATGCCTTCGGCATTCTTACGGGTAAAGAAGGCATCGGACAAGGGAGTATGCTCCCAATTTCCCCGGAGCATGTCGCCCGCAAAGGAGATCTCTGTTTCTGTGGGATGACGAAAGCCCGCCGCATCCGGTACGCCCACACCGGTGGACGATCCGCCGCGGAGGTTGACGCGGCCATTTTGACCTCCAGGGGTGTGGCTGGTATACGGGAGTTGAAAATCAGGAAGGGGAGCACCAGTTGCGAAAGACATTCTATCTGCCCTCCGTGTTTTTTTTCTAGGTCCTGAATATAACATGTCGTCCGTCACCCGTTTCATTCGCCAGGTCCCCGTCTCCACCACCTACTACAACGCCGTCGCTATTCTTGGCGCTACCAGCACCATGGTGTTTGAGCTCGTCCCGTCGGCATCCAACATCGTTGCCAACTACCCGCCTGGCTACGTCAAGGCGGCGGGCGCGGAGCTCATTGCTGCCCTCGCCGATGCGGTCACCGCTCACACTGCCGCGAACCTCGTCCTCCGCGACATGGGCAAGACCATCTATGCCCAGTATGGCACGGGCCTTGCCTCGGACCCGTCGGCCTATTTCCGTCAGGTTCAGCTGATCCGCCCGTCGGGCATTTCCACTGCCGCCCAGGCCTTCGGCGTTCTCGGCGGCCAGAACATCCCTGATGCCTACACCGACTTCCTGACCTTCTACATCCCCGTCGCGGTTGCGGGCGTGAAGGGCCCGCAGGTCAACACCCAGGCCTTCGCCATTGCGGGCGGCCAGATGTAAATCGGCTTACGGTATCCACTTACGGTATCCACGTATTGCCTTTATACGATCATTCTTGTGATGGTATGATGACATGATAGATGGTAAGAGATGGATAAATGCGTTGAACTTTTGGGATATACCGTAGTAGAGAGACATGTTCAACATCTATATGGCGATCTTTATCATTGCGGCGGTAGCAATCGTCGCGGGAGGCACAATGTATGTCAACAACATGGGGAAGGGAACGGCCGCACTTCTCTATGGCATTGGATCCCTCTATCTCATGATCGTCTACGGAATCAAATGGTTCAGTGGCACCTCCCCTTTTACGCCCCCTGCCGGCCCATGGCCCTCCACGATCAACACCTGTCCTGACTTCCTCACGGCCTATACTCGTGTCATGTCCGATGGAAGCAAGCAGGAGACCTGTATTGATACCATTGGAGTATCCAAGAATGGGGCGCTGTCCGTTTTTCCCTCAGGTGCACCCCCCACCGCGGATCGCTATTACTTTTCTTTGAAAACGGCGGCATCGGAACCTGCTAAGAAGGCTGCGGAGTGGTGCACGAATGCGCTGAATGCGGGATTGACATGGGAGGGAATTACGAACGGAGAGAGCTGTGTGTCGTCTGATGGGTCATCTATGCCACCCAGTGCACCCGGTGCAGGATGCCCCTCCCCATCCTCATAATGCGTGTAACGCTTGAGACGCGTTTGAATCATGCAAAAATCATCTACGGATAGAATGTGAAGACCGCTTCACACAAGCATCCATAGTTTAGTGGTAAAATGGCTCCCTTCCAAGGAGTCGTCACGGGTTCGATTCCCGTTGGATGCATCATTATCTACGATCCATGTCATTGGTTGGTAGAAATCACAGTGTAAAGAACGCCCAAGAAGACCATCCAGATGGGTCGCACCAGTATCACAGAACAAGAGACATCATGTCTTCATCCTGAAACGGAGGCTCTCATGGGGCAATGGTTGGCGAAACGATCCCATCCCGCCTTCCTCCTTATCGGCCCCCCTGGCGTCGGTAAAACAACCATGGTCTACCGTGTCTGTGCACAGTCACGCTACTGGATTCAAGAATTCAATGCAAGTCATACCCGAACAGGATCCAGCTTTCGCCAAACCATTCTCCCTCTCCTCGTGGAAACAGGCGTAAGCAAATGGATTCACCCTACCACCCCCAACGGGCGCGTGGTTCTCCTAGATGAGATGGATGGTCTCTCCCAAGGAGAAAAGGGTGGTCTCCAAGAGCTCCTGGATTATTTAAAGTCAAAACGGAATTTTGCGGATGATTGTCCGTTGATTCTGATTTGTAATGTGCTAGAGGGCCGTGTGATGCAGCAACTCTTAAAATACTGCTGTGTTCATTATGTGAACATGCCGAAAAAAGAGAAGCTGGTAGAGTATTTTAAAAAGGAGATCTCGGATTCTCTGTATTCGTTGGGAGACATTCGAAAAGTCTCTCAGAGTTTGATCTATGAGGATACGCTCCACACAGGTGTCAAGGGAAAAGATGAGTTGCTGGATCGGTCGATTCATGTGGCCATTCGTGCAGCCTGGTTTACGCTCTTTGAACACTGGGGGCCGAATGATGAACTTGATCTAGAGACCAAAGACGCCAACCTTGCAGGCCTCCTCTTTCATCAGAATCTTCCCCTCTATCTTACCTCTACGAATCCCATTCCCTTTGAAGTCTATGAGGAGATCTTGGAGGAAATCCGATGGAGCGACCGTGCGGACTTTTGGGCGTTCTTTCATCAATGCTGGAATCTGCTTCCCTTGTCCTATCGTCTCAAACTCAAATATCCCAATCAGTCCCTTCAGCACTATCCAAAACTCTGTTCTATTCCCGAACCACAGGATCTTCAATACACCCAGGTTCTGACAAAACAATCAGCACTGTTTAATGCATGGAAAGAGATGAATCGTGTCGCCAATGAGCATGACATTCCCTTTCGGTGCGTGACCCAATGGGCCTCCCACCAAACGGGGAAGAGACTTGATACGCTGGGTCTGGCGTCCTTGTCACCTTCTGGCCTTTCTGGTCTTGGCCTTATAGGGGAATCTCCGATTGAAGCTGGAGCACCGTCAATGGGCTCGTCCGTCCCAACCGTTGTGCCGAGTGAATCAGCACCTGCCGCATCTCGTATACGGGCAACTCGTGGAAAAAAACCAAGTGCGTCATCATAGGAAGGGACCATCCACGAATCCATTCCATGTTAGAGACAAAAAGAACGCGCGTATGACCCTCTTGGAGATTGCGAATCGTTCGCTTCATGGAAAACAGATTGTGCTCTACACGCTCCGCATAGATCCCGAGCGCACGAATGTCCTCAATCAGCTGATAATAGATGTTGTCAAATGCAGAATAGATGATCCATGTGGCATCAGGGGTCGTCCGAAGAAGATCCAGACAGACCTCTTTTCGGCTGCGCATGGGTGCATGAAAGAGAATCGGCTGGACACCACACATGCTTGCCGCACTAATGGGCTCGCGACAGGTGGGGCATCGTTGACTCATGATGGCGTGCTGAAGCAGACACCCTCCACAATAGAGCTGATGACAGCACGATAGAAAAGTGGGATGGACACAGTGATCCAAACAGATCATACACTCATTCTCTTCCACTTTGCGTTGAATGAGTGCATGCTTCGTGGTTGGCTGGTGGGCCCGATACTCTTGCCAGTCTCTCTGCTCCACATGGAGCGCATGAAACAGAAGGGGGACCGATTCAGGGGAGATCGTCGCGGAACGATGGGTCACCATCCGAAAACTGCGCAAGGAGGAAAGGGTGACGGTTGGACAACATGTAATCGTGCGAGTGACCATCTCAGGCAATCTCATACTCGTCGTAAGAGATTCTATTCCATTGCGCAGAACCATTCGTGATCGGTACGGATGGAACAACGGAAGATAGTCTTTAAAGAAAGAGGACGATGCCAAGGTTTGTTCATAGGGGACCGTGGGATCTTGAAGAAGCCAATGTTCTGCCTCGGGATGAAGAAGAACACGATCCTTGAGAGCATAGAGGTTACTTTTCATAATGATGGGGTGTTTAAAGAGAAGGGGGATCCATTCATTGGTGATGAGCCATAAAAATTGGAAGCGAATAGGGGGAGACATCGAGGGAAGATAGATGGAGGACGCCTGGTCAATGAACACTTGGTTCCATTCAATCTGATGTTCCGTCGCATAGTCCTGAACTGCTTTAAAGCATTTATTGCTCGTGATCACGAGTTTGTGTTCTACCATGTCCTCCGCGAGAATAGCATGTTGGAGTTGTCGTTTGTTTTCCACGAGAACATGGGGGAGCGTCGTATACGTGGTGATTTCTTTTTTCCATTGTTCCATCAATAAGTGGGGGACAACGATGAGATGAACGGAGCGTGTGGCCGAATGGCGACACATGTCGTGAGAGAAGAAATAGGTGGAAGAGGCGGGGGACAGTTCTGAGGTCATCGTTCCATGCGAATAAAAAGAATAGGAGGAAAGATAGGCCAGGATGCTTCGCATCTTTCCTGATCCTGGGGGATCCGCTACGATGCCGATTTTTCCATTGAGAATGGTGGATCCCACCATATAACCGTGTATCATTTTGTCGCGATATTGATGCATCGCGCGGACCATGTTATGTTGATGGGGATAGAGGGAACCACGGATACGAGGAATGGGTAACGGGGGTTGATCACACGGTGCAAAGGATTGATGATAGACATCATTGATGAGAGAAAGCGTATCGTAGAGGGCCATGCGGCTCTTGTGCTCTTTGTTATATGCCATTCTTTTGTGCTTTAGGTGTGGCGTTGATACCAAGAAAGGAGAACGGGATTTGTGACTAGATCCTCTAATCGGTAAGAGAGGCGTTTGAATGTGGGATCTTGCTGTGAAATCTTCTCCACAGTGTTGTCGCTGTGACACATGACCAGAATCGTCTTTTTGGGATCCAGTTGAATCATGGGGGAATTCTGTAAAAAAGATGCCTCTTCCGCATGCGTGACATACTCGTCATACGTATGAAGATCGGAATATCGTTTTCGCCATGCCATCGTGCCATTGGTCGCATGATGGGGTCCAAAGGGGCCCGAGGAATAGAGCCGTTGGGTGCTCATTTCGTATAAATACATTTCAGACGAACCCGCAAGATCACATTTCGGATTCTTCCGAAAAACATCCACGACGGACTGAATCCGATCGGGCGGATAATAATCGTCATCGTCCATCGCCACAATAATGTCTCCACGCGCCTCTTGGTTCAGTCGGTTTCGTTTGGCACCGATACGCATCTTTTCGTCGCATCGGATATACCGCAGATGGGGAATGGTCTTTGCCGCCTCTTGAAAGAGGTCTTCCACCGAGTCGCGGCCGTCATCTAACACGATCCATTCCATTTGCTCTTTGGGAAAGGTCTGGTGACGATATACCTCCAGAAGGGCAGGGATAAAACGGCGACGCTGATACGTAGGAGTGACGACGGATACGACGATCGTCATTTCTGTATCCACATGCGAGAGTGTTTAGATCCCATTCCATAGCCATCCACCTGAAGTGGGGCTCCTTGTCTTGAGGGCGCCACCCATTTGGAGTGGTGCAGCAGGTGATGCGGGCTCTTTAGAGGGTGCCTTGGATATTTTGAGGCCATTTCCCGCCATTGCATCAAGAATATTCGCACTGGTGGAAGTGGGAGTAATCACGCCAGGAAGAGTCTTGGCGGCATTGATCGTCGCGGGAAGAGCCTTGGCAGCATTGATCGTCGCGGGAAGTGCCTTGGCGGCATTGATCGTCGCGGGAAGAGTCTTGGCAGCATTGATCGTCGCGGGAAGAGCCTTCGAAATAACCGCTGGGAGGGGGTTACCTGTCGATCCCTTTGAAATAGATTGATCGGCCGACGTGGTGACGGTAGGAACGATGGGTGCTTGATGCATGCGTTTCATATTCTTTTCCACCGTCGCATATCGTTCTGCAAAGGGTTCTGACCCTTTCACCGTGTCCCCATAAGGAAAGGATTCCTTTAATGCCTCCATGTATTCATCCATGATGCTTCCCTTCCCATCGCCCTTCCCATCCGTTCGCTCCAACTCCTTTCGGTCCTCCTCCGTTTTAGGATAATAAAAGGGATACTTGAAGAACCGTCCTACCAGTGAAGTCGCAGGAGTTGTTGCGATGGGTAGAATGGCAAAGATTCGTGGGTAAATACGGATTGGTGTCGTATCCCCCTCACGATCTTCTAGCTCATTCCGATAGTAACTGTATCCCGCTTTGACAAGATAATAAAAGACAAGAATCACCGTTGCTGGAGAAAACACAGAGCACAGCGTCAACACAAACAGGAAAAAGAAAAATCGCATGGGAGCGGGATACACGATCATCTCATTGGAGACAAGAGAGGCCAGATAGAGAATCAGAAGAGGATAGATCAATTGCTGTATGATTTCAATGATTTTATTAAAAATACCAGAGACACTTACTTGCGTCATTGTGCTTGCCACCGTATTCAATGTCGTGGTAGCAATGGCAATGACCGTTGTAAGATTAGAGGTGTTCACGGACGTTGTAGACTCTTTCGACAGCTTCTCTAGATTTTGAATCACATCCGTGATCGCACTAGCATGAGATTGATCACGCTTGCTCGGATCTCCTTGAAGGAGCGTGCCTTTCAGGTCCTGAAGAATGGCAACACCATTTGTGAGCGACTCACGGAGCCCTTTTGAGTCAGTGGGTAGCGCCTGTAGCTGCGACACGACATCCGTGAGAGACGTGGCGAGCACCGTGTAATTTTTTGGCTGCTCTGGTGCAGGAGGAGCATCAGCAAAAGAGTCCGTAGATGCCTTGTCTTTCTCTTTCTCTTTACCCTGTGCAGTGCCTTTAGAGAGAAAAGGAATCTTCTGTGTGACATATGCCTTTGCATTCATCATATGAGAAGAGACCGTCTTCTGGAAAGACTGGAACATGGACTCCTTTTCTGTCTCCTTTGACATTCTATGTCCACAACGGATTTTAATGAATCTGTTGTGGTCACGCCTAGGAGCCATAAGAGAGACGGATTACAGGGCATATTTGAGCCCCCCCATTCCAGAGGTGATCGTTACCCAATTCAAACTCTCCACATACATCGTGATGTTATATTGATAAAGACTATTGGCAGGGAGAGGATACACGTTGAGATCCACTTGAAATAGTTTGATGCGACTGCTGTTGATACTACCATCAGGCTGAGGAGTCGGCGAGGTGAGTCCAAAGGGATACACAATCATTTCAGAGTCGGGAAGACCCTTCAGGTATTTCCATGGAACGACCTGATTATAATATGTAATCGGTTTCTCTTCTTGAAGGGGGTTTCCGTCTCCTAAGATGGACAGAGAACGGACAATGGACCGCTGGCCATTCAGAACGATTTGACCCGAGGAACCCGCCTGTGTCACATTCGCAGGCCACCCTCCAGGAGGGAGAAAAGGGGGTTTGGCAGGATTCACCCAATTCGTCAGATTCCAAATCTCATTTCGATAGGCGATTGTATCGGAACGTCGCGGAAGAATCATGATGCGCTCGATAGGATTATGCGTATCCAATTCCACCAGTTGTCGCGAGGAAATGGAATCAAACTGATAGGTTGTTACTTGCCGAACCAGGTAGGAAAGCGATTCAGAGGAAAACTGGAGACGCTCCTCATCGGTGACATAGACATACGTCATTTGAATGCGCGGCTGAAAGGCCCATGATTGGAGGAGTGGAGCAGGAGTTCCAATGTCGGTCAGGAATTGATTGATGGTTACATCGCTAATGTCGGATACCGAGGTATAATAGACATTATCAGGCTGCGAGGAGATAGGGGACGAGTGAAACTCATAGCCTGGCGCCACTTGAACACCGTTCCGATCGAGGATGCGATAGAGTTCACGAATGGGGCGCAGGGTAATCTGAATTTCGCATTCATGATATTGGAGAGCCACGAGAGGGAGTGCCTCGAACGTGGATTCTGCAAACCAGAAAGGGAGAGGGACGTGCATGCGGCGGCCCGCAATGGAAGGACGGTTTACATTGGGAGGTGTGGTAGTAGAACCCGCGGGCCCGTTATTATTATACACGGTTGGATATCCACTTTGTGAATCTCCACCATTATAGAGACCATTCGCAGGATCATAGAGTTCGGGAACATCTCCCACGAGCGTCTGCCATTTTTGATAGGTGCGTGAATCCATATCGCACTGCGCCTTGGCAATCAAATACTCGCCACCACATTCCTGGATTTTTTGACCACCGATGAAAAACGCCATGTTCTGAATGATATGACAACCGATATACCGCGTCCATGCGAAATTGTATTGGGCCTGACGACCTGATGCAGTGGGTAGGTTGATGAACTTGGAATAAATATCGGGTAGTTCAAAGACAAAATAGATGTCACGAACGAGATCGGCAATGCGTTGGATCTTAAACCGAACCTGAACGGGCTGATCGTAGAGGAGATCCTGTGGGCCATCCATGGCGAATGTCACGGATTCCTCCGCGAAATGCGCATATTTCTTGTAGGTTTTATAGAAATAGGTGAAGTCTGGATTACCGCTTAGGAGGACATTTTGCGCTCCGTAGGCGACGAGAGAAAATAATCCACCACCTGGCATTGGTGTTACTAGTATATACTTCCTTTAGATCATTGGATCATGTCACACGGTATTCGCATCTAGCTTCACAGACATAACCCATTCGTGGGATAGATGTGTGAGACATAGTATACAATAAGACACGGTGAACACTCTAACATGATAAACAATGGGGTCATGGTAGACAGTAGGTCACGGTAGACAATACATGGTGAACAATGGGGTCACGGTGAACAATATGTAAAGAAGATAATGGGTGAATTCACGTCCTCTCTGTGGGGACGCAAGCGTCACTGGTAGAAAATCTTCGATTTTCTTTCACCCCACACCCCTCTCCTAGGGAAGTTGGGTAGAATTCACATCCTCTCCATGAGAGAGGGGTGTGGGGACAGAATGTCCCCACCTATTTGGTCCACCACGTATCATCCAAATAGGGTGCAGCAGATGAATCCATCACATCCGAATCCATTGAAGAGGAGGGTCCCTCTGAGAACAGCTGTTGAATCTCAGAATAAGACAAAGCATAGCTAAAATACGTCAGACGGCTGAGATAGCCCTTCATGGCACCATATACCTGAAACCCGTGCTTATCTACTGAGGGGACATGGGATTGATCCAACTTCAATTGACGCTGACTGAAACAGATGATATCCTGGTCATTTTGATAAGGGGTAAAGCCGTCAAAGGAGTATCGTTTGGACAGATTGCCATTGACAAAGATGTCCAGTGCATTATCATTGCAACTGATCACCACATGAACCCACTTAGAGATCGGAAAGTTGTCCACTTCCACATAGTTGTTCCATGTGCGGTAGGTGTTCATGTAGATACGGAGGGTGTTCGTGTCTGATCGCAAATAGACGCCGGGTGCCAACAGGGGAAACTGAGAACTATATCCCTTGTGGAACACATGGAGCAGACCCTGTTCTTGGCGGAAGGACGATGGGTTGACATTCAGAAAGAAGGAGTAGCTAAATTCAATTCCACTTCGCTCATTAGAGGATAGCGAGATCGGTTTGGATCCTGCCACATTCGGATTCTGAACAATGATTTTGGTGCGCACATCCGTCGGACACGTGTTTGGAATAAGTTCCGTTCGGTTCGTATGGAGACGAGTCATATAGTTTGCCATCATCTCCACAAACACAAAAGAGAGATAGAGACAACCTACCAACACGACTGCGTAGAGCGCCTGTGCAATCACATCGGATTGAACGATGTCCGTAATGACGGACAGCACACCGCTACTTACCTTTTCTGCCTGATTGGGGCCCGCTGTGCCTGTGTTGTTTGCACGAGCCACATTGTTTGCACGAGCTACATTCCTAGAGGCCGCGTTGTTAGAGGGCATGTTACTCATCCCTTTTACTAGTTTGTATGATTTATTTTATAGGGCCAACAGCGAATGATAGGCTATGCGACATTCAGTGAAAGAGAGACACCAGGTGCAAAGATAGACCCTAGCCATCCTCCAAATGACGTAATAGGTTCAGGTCCTGCCATGTAGAGCTTGTGGACCGACTCAGGATTCAACGCCTGATCATACATGGTCGTCGTAGAGAGTTGTCCGCCGAACCCACCGTAGTCCAACAGGCTCGCAGAATATCCACTAGAATCCACTTTGTATTGCGAGGGGAGGACACAGGAACGGGCCAACTTTCCATCCGTATAGACATCCACTGTCTTGGCATTCACCGACACCGTCAGATGAACCCATCGCTGTAGATCGATCTCAGGCAGATCGCACAAGGGGGTTCCATGTTGGCTATTCTCCATGGAAAGAGAGGTAAAGAGAGGGGCGAGAGAGGCCTTGGAGAGATCATCTTCCACGCGATGAGCATGGGGCATTCCTTGATCATGCGTATGAAATCGGATGTGAAGTTTGGGGGTTCGTCCACCCAGATAGATTCGGAAGGTGTCAAATCGCGAGCCTCCAATGCGCAAGATGGATTTCATGAATCCAGATCGGTAGGACCAATTGGACACATAGATCCAGGTGGAGACCGTGAATTCTCCTCCTTCAAATAGACGTGGGAGTTGATCCATGCGGACGGTGATCGGCTGACTGGCGTCAGTGGTGGCGGAGCGTGTAGCGGGGACCAATGTAGTGGGTGTTCCCATGCGCGGACCAAATAGATACTGATACAAATAATACATACCCAGGAGACTTACAAAAACAAGCAAATAAGGAATCATATAATGAAGCGGTGCTGGTTCACGGGTGTTTGCATTCATGTTCTGTCAGAGCAGAGGATAATCTTCTTGAATACCTTTAGGCATAGGGTGACTTCCATTGTTTCATCCCATTCTGTGGAGGAGAAGTAAGGGCGCTGCATGGTAAACCGGGAGGGCATTGTGCCGATAACTTCGGGAACGGTAGAAGCATGTCAATGGAATTGGTTTCTAGGATATTATGATTGCTATCCACATAGGTCAAGTGAATTTTCTCTACCTCCGTGGGAGTCAACCGTTTTTCCTGGACAATCACATGAATGGCAGACCCTCCTAGCCCCTTCTGCCCTACAGACAACGGACTGCTAATGATGACAGGATAATTCTCTAGACGCTGAGAGGCAACAATACGACCATCATAGATCACATCAAATCGGCGGCCCTCACGAAGAACCGCAATGAATACCCACTTCTGCATGGGGATCGGGGGGAGATCAATGATCTCTTCTTTGACGCGGCCCTGTGTGGTTTTCACACGAAGACGGGCCGCTCGTTTGTGTTTGTCATGAGATCCTCCCATGGACTCCAGAAACCAATTGTTTTCCACTTGGATCAAGGGAAGATATCGTTGTCCATAATGGGCGGTGCGATCACCGCCTTTCAGATAGAAGAACCCCATGACGGAAGATCCACTGGAACCTAGGATCTTTTTTTGTGCGATATCAGGCAACATGACATCGATCTTCGTATTCAATGGGGTCAAAGAGGGCAACACATCCTGCGGACCTGACGGGCGATACACGATCAAGTAGATCACATAGATGATACAGGCGAGAACACCCGCTTGTAACAAAAGGGGAAGAATCTCCATCCTATCTACTTCTCTGAAGGGATTCCTACGAAGAGGCAGTGGATAACAGGGATGCCATTCTAGAAGCGGAAGCGGCAGCTTCATTCATTGTTGAAGTAGATGTATTGGAGAGGGTTGACGTTCTAGAAGCTGTATCGGAGAGGGGTGTAGGGACGCTTGTGTTCTCACATGAGGTAGAAGAAGGAATGGGTCCTAGGTTAAAGTCTTTTGCCGTAGTGAGAGCAGGGGTCGCCTCTCGTATTTCTGATGCGCTGAGGATACGCCCCCACAGTTTTAATTGGCGCAAGGTGGCGAGACCTGGTATCGGAACGATATCTCCTGTGATGTCCAAGGGAGGCGCTTCAAAACGCCGTGTCTTCACCAATTGTCCATTGAGATAGACCTCCATTCCCTGTTCCATGATCACCATGCTCAGCCGAAAAGGGGTTTGGACAGGGACATTGGAAAGGACACTGTTTTCCATCCCGTGGTTTTTGTTCAACACCGACACGATCAGATCATTTGTATCAGGTGTCAATGCCACCGCCACATTATATCGCTGTAGAATGCTGAGCAGGGTGGTTCCTGAGGGCGTCTCTTTTGGAACTCCTCCGCGATGGAATAAGAGACGGGGATGAGGAGAGAAGGCAAGGGGATTCTCAATAAAGATGTCCACGTGGAAAGAATATCCATAGGATTGGCTACGAATGGGAAGGCTCGCATTCGGAAGGAGAGTAGAAGAAGAGGACCAGTATAGGATTCCATCATCGAACCCTGGGACGGGAATGAGACCCGGGGTGCCAGGACGAAGACGAAAGATGGGGGTAATGAAGAAATGGACAAATAAGACAATAATGAGTAAGACACAGAGAATTGCAAAGACATAGGCGATCATGCTAGACAGTTGAAATCCGTTCACACCCGTGGAAGATGCAATGGCATTGGTTGCTGCAACACCTGTCGTCGCAATTCCAGCTTTTGTATTGGAATAGAGACGTCCGAATAGTCCTGCAATACCTGTAGAGCTTGAAGGGGGGTTGGAAGGAGTGCTGGAAGGGACCTCAGGCTTTTTTTCCATCCAGGAGGACACCTTTCCTAAGAGGGTGTCATTCGGCTGGCCTGCAATCTTACTGATCCGATTGAACACTTGATTTTTAATCTTCTGTTCAGCAGCCATTCTCTGATACTTCCTTTCGTTTTTGAATGGAGCATAAACGACTCTGCCCGTGTATCTTCAACATGGCTACCCTACCGGACTGCACCTTGACAACGGGATGCTTTCTCTTACAAAAATATCATGCAGGTAGCCGAAGTCTTGCGGATACCCTACAGGGCATGGAGGCTCTTTTGGAGGTCCCGTGCTATCTCGTGATCTACTGTAATCAACCCCTCTATGATCACATTGTGGCGCGAAGGCGCTCCCATCATCTAGAGAGTATCACACGGGTCATCTTGATGGAAGTGGAGGACCTGTGGGCATATCAGTTTGCCGACAAGATTCGTGCCAATCGTGAGGTCTACTGGCCGACACGGGATGCGCGCATTTCGGTGGAGAGCACGGTGGTCGTGTTTAGCAAGTTTAGCCTGGTTCTTCGGACCATGCAAGAGAACTTGTTCGGGACATCGAGGTTTGGGTGGATAGACGGCTCACTTGGGGTGGGTGGGTCAAAGATCTGTCAGGATGGTCATTTGACTCAGCATCTTCTCTCGGTTCTGCATCAGATGACCGACAAATTTCATCTTCAAATTCTTAATGTAGAGGACAAACGATATAAACATGCGATATGGAAGCAACACTATTATCGTCAGGCACGTTGGGTAGCAGTAGGGTGTCTCTTTACTTGTTCAGAGAGGGTGGGCCGCCCGATTCTTCAGCGCCTTCAAGAGGTTATACGAGACACTATTCAACAAGGCGTTGGCCATCATGAAGAATACGCTTATCTAGAGGTCCTTGACGAGTTTTATGATGATATTCAACGAGGCTATGGCGACTACCAGCAGACTGTGCATAATATCATTAAACCTGTAGAGAATCTTGTCTATGTCTACCACAATATCGTGATGAAATATTACTATATGGGGTATGACCGAGAATGCGAGGATGTATGTCGTGCGATGATTTCATCTTATGACGAGGGTTTACCAGAACCGAACATGGATTTATATGTTAGGGTTTGGTGTGTTCGCTATTTGTCTATGATGCGACATGATGCAGTCCGCGGGGAAGAGTTTGGCAATCGTATTCGTGCGTCTATCAAAACGCACCCGTTGTTTGCCCATCATTTTTATGAATTGAAGTATTTGATTGGAATGGAGGGTTTTCAGTTATGAGATCGTGTTCCATTACAGCAGCGTCATATTTGATCGGTGAAGTAGTGTTCGGATCGCGCACGATTCCACCAATAGGCCTCCATTAGCATATACGCCATCATTCATACCATCGTCTTCGTTTTCTAGTGCAAAATGATAAATTGGATAGGTTCCCGCCGAATTCCATGGCTCCGCGCGTTCGTCCACACACGCCATAAGTCTATATTTCTTGTCCGTCACAAACAGTTTTCCTAGGCGAGCAATGGTATCCTCCTTTTGCTTTTCCGTGATGGGAAACTCAAGAATGGAATGGCACCCCGTCAGATACAGATCCTGCTTCAATGCGGGATACTGAGAGGGCGAGCATCGGTAGAGACGGTTTTCGGTGCGAGCATCATCGCCAGGATTCTGAATGGATCCCTTTCCTACTGCGACCACCTTCTTCCATCCACGAAGACTTGTTTTGACAAGCGTTCCATTTGTAAGAGCCTCCACAGGAACATACATCTCCACATCATTGATCAAGCAGAGAATGGTGGATCCCTCTAGGAAACACGGGGTAGATCCATATAATTGATAGGAACCATCCCCGATTAATGTGCTTCCATCTGCATAGACCACATTTTGAGGGGACGAACCTGAACTGTTCGATGCGATTCTCCAACTTGTAAACCCTCCAAAGGGGCCCCCATCTCCCACGGTAAAGGAATAAGAATACCCAATCGAATTGGTATAGGCCAGCGCATCAGCTTCGCTTGGGTAATAGGTTATATTCGATCCTACAGGCAACGCCTGTTCGCTCATCGGACCAATAAGGAGACGAGGAGTGTATTCGGTGTGACGGGTCTCATGTGAAATACCCTCATGAAAGACAAATGCTGTATTGGAGCGAATCGGATAGGACTCGTCTCCTACTATGAGTTCACCAGGGCTATCATTCAAATACAGGAGATGGGTATATTCAAACGCTTGGGAGGTGACATCCACGTGAGGAGCCGTGTCTCCCTTGATCCATCGCATGGGAATGGAGTGGACCGCGGAAAGATTCAGACCGAACGTTTCGTGAAGGGTCATGCGAAGGGCATCCGTCATGGGGATCGTGAAATAGACCCTTCCCTGGGAACGAGCGTCCAAACGTTCTTTGGCAGCAAGAACTTCAGGCAGACGCTGCAACTGGTCCAGCACGTCTGATGAAAGGACATTCGTATGGATGGATGCCATTCTACTGTATCTCTCCTTATTTGTGGGGAGATTGTATACGCCGGATGGCGAATGTGGCGTGAACAGGTAAGTCTTTAAGTGCCCCCATGAGTCTGACTCAGCGCATAGAGCACGCCTCCCACGGTGGACAACAGGATTCCTCCTGTGATAAACCCCTTGATGAAAGAGCGAGTATCCACCTCGGCCATGTC